ATCTGTGAAGCGGTCAAGCTGTTAGGCTTGCCAACGCCACGCCAGTTCGCCAGCCGCAAGAGCATCGACTGCCCACGCGACGGCATCCTGGCCGAGATCGTATGCCAGATCATGCGCAACGCCATCAGCTACAGCACGCGAGCCGAAGCCGTCCCAATCTACCATCACGGACACGATAAGGCATTCCTCCGCCTCGGCCTGCCAGTACCCGACACCCTGAACGACGGTGAAGCCGTCAATCCCGCGCCGTGCAAGCTGGCGATTGGCCGCTTCAATTGCCACGCTCGCCGGGTAAGGCACGCCCTTGCGGTTGAGGCCGATATGCCACGTCACGCGGTGAGTGAAGCTCATGCTGTTTCCTTTCTCTGTCAAATGCGCCACATGGCGCGGTCGATAAACATTGAGCAATCGGCGTGCCAGCTTGGCTTCCCCTGCATTATCAGTCACTTGCCCGATTAACGACTATCGGGCAAGTGCCGTAAATTGTCACTTTATGCCGCAATTTGCGGCACGTGCCCGCCTGATGCGTGCCCATGTATTGAGCTGGCATTGGTGCGCCGCGATGCCGCGATGGATTGCCAGCCAAAAGCAGATGCGGTGTTCGCTCAAGCCACGCGCCTTGAGCGCGTCAATGTCCGCCGCCACGCGGTCGAGCTGATCGGCAACAGGTGGATTGTTGCGCTTGCCTTTGTAGGCGGCCAGGATGCTGCGCACGTCATCGGGCGAGGCTTTGACGCCTTGCGCGGCCAGCGTCTCGGCGATTTTCCCGGCCGGGTATTTCTGAAAATCGGCAACACGGATAAACGGCACCCATTTTTTAAGGTGCGCAGGCGGAGAATAAACTGCAAAATCTGAATTGGTGGGCACGGAAAAGGCTTTATAGATCGATTCGCGCATAGTGTCCTCTGGTCAAAATTGTATTATAGTCGGCTATTACTGCTATTACAAGGCGAGGGAAGGCCGAAATTGAAGGGCGAGAACGAGGCGCTATCCCGAAAGTGGCATTTTTCGGCTGTTGATTTGTTGGGTATAATGTCTATTTACCCTATTGTACCCTTTTTTATGGATACCCAGCGCACGTTTTCGCGTAGCAAATACACTAGTATAAAAGTCGGTCAAAAACGTAAGTGCTCTCCTGTTTTTGTACGGTATATATAACCTAATAAGAATAATAATAGGAGGTTTTCGGGTTTTTCTCTCGTGGATTCAACAACTTAACAATATCCCTTTTGGAATCCCTTTTTGCCCACCCCCGAAAATTCGAGTATATTATTTTTCCCTTATTTTCCTATTATGTGCGACAACTCAACAACTTAAAAATTAAACCTCAGACGTTAGCGCACGCTGACCTTACCCAATCTGCATATCCTCCCGTCATATCGCCTCGCCGTCCGCCACGCGATAGCCTGACAATTCAATAGCTTGGAATTTTTACTTCATGTTGTTTCGCTCGCTAGACGAGGTGACACGCGCCAAGCTACGCAGCTCGACAGCCGGGCAGCTAGGAGGCGGTACGCGGGGCATGACAAAAGCATTCTTTTTCTAGCTGTCGGGTAGTGGGGCTGGGGGGGAATCGCGCGGGCACCCCGGCCTGTGTTCTCCCCCACGTGTACACAGCCGGGCTCTTTTTACTGCTGTAAAGTTTCAGACATTCACTATTTGCAAATCGCAAATGCGCAACAACCCAACCGCTTGCCCGTCGCACCGTTTCCTTCATCCCTCCGCTCAGCCCCGCTCTGCAGGAAACACCCGGACATTTCTGCAGACATGCTGCCCCCGTCTCTCCTAGCGTAGCGCCAGGACATTTTTCTACCCAACAGCCCGGTAATTTGTTGGGCAAAATTTCGAGCACTTCAGCGCCCTATGTCAAGTCCCGAACAGCGCAGGCTACACTTGACAGCCCGACCATTCCATGTCAAACTGCGCACATAACTGACCAAAGGAGGGGGACATGACTAAAGCAGTTCGGATCGAGAACGCCGACACGGGGACGCATTACAAGGTGAGGGTACGCACGTTCGCCAAAGGGCACGCCGGCCATCCCGACCAGTTGGTCGCCGAGCAAATACTCAGCTACCCGACGGCGCTGACCAACAATAACACCTATATCAGCGCAGACCGCTATCTCGTGGTGGACGAGATACATGGCTGACGAAAAACCGAACTGGCACCACCCGGACTGTCAAGGCGCCTGCCTGGCCTGCCTCGTAGAGCAGAGCGTGCGGCGTGACTACGGTACTCAAGGACTGACCTTCCTGCTAGGAAAGGTCCAGGCTGCCATGACCACTGTGGCGCAACTGAACGCGCTGCTAAACGCCGTGGAGCGCAAATACCCCGGAGAGTCGCAGTTTGAGACGGCACTGCGTTACGTCCGGTCGGTTGAGCTGCAAGCGCATGCGAGCAGCGCCAAACCTGCGCAGGCCGATGACTGACGAAAAGATCGCCATCCCCGCGGTCCCCGGGCTGCCGGGGCATGGGGAGCCCTACTACGGGGAACTGCTGCGCGAGGTCGTCGTACCGGACGTCAAGCCGCAGGAGGGGGAGCGGCCCGAGTCGGTGGTAGAGCGGGAGGCTCGCAAGCTGGATGAGCGCCTGCCCGGCTACCGGCCGGCGTCTGCAGCCGAGCTGACCTTCGACCCGCGGTTGGCCTACGAGCTGGCCCTGGGGGTCGACAAGGCGGAGGGGGTGTTCGCCAAGTATGGGATCGTCGGCGAGCAGGCTGTCAGGCTGTTGGGTAGTGCGGCGTTCATCGCCACGGTCAAGAAGTACAAGGAGGAGATCACCTCCAGTGGGATCAGCTTCAAGCTGAAGGCGAAGATCCAGGCGGAAGACCTGCTCACGCACAGTTACTTGATGGCGACCGACCCGGAGGTGCCGTTCGCGGTGCGGGCCGACCTGATCAAGTGGACGGCGCGGGTGGCGGGGCTGGAGCCGAAGGAAAAAGATGGGGGAGGGGGCGCGGCGGCCGGGTTCACGTTGAACTTGACGTTCAGCGGGGACCGGCCGGCTGAGCCTCGTGTGATCGAGGGGTCTGTGGTCGAGGGAGGAGAGTGATGAGGATCAACCTCAAGTGCTGCTGTGGAGCGACGTTCGAGGCCGAAGCGCGGGACTCGGCATTCAACGACTGCAGCCTGCAACAACAAGCGGCCAAGTGGCACGAGCGCCACGCAAATTGCCGTCCGGCGCCGACCTACGCGCCTAACTCGCCGGCCGATCCGGGCTACGTCCCGACGGGTCCAGCGTATATCCCGCCTGCGTTCTGCCCGACGCCAGTGCCGCCTGGTAGCCCGCCGTGGGAGGTCACGTGCGGACCTGGGGTGCCTGCGCGTGGCTGAATACCGCGTCGGCGCCCGCATGACGGACGGGAAGATCCAACAATTCAAGGTTGGGGCGGTCGACTCGCCTGAAGCGGCGCGGGAAGGCGTGCGCTTGCAGGTGCCCCGGGCTAAAGTGATCCTTGCACTGGTGAAGGGCGGGAAGGGTGTGCAGCCTGTCACGCCGGGGACGGAGGCGGCTTGAGCAGGCGGCTACTGGTGACGCCGATCGCGGTGGCTATTCATCCGGAAGGCGAGAACGCCGTGTTCAGCAACGCGACGACACACGTCATGATCGAGGACGAGGCCGGTGGGGGGTTCATCGTGCTGAAGCAATTTGATGATAACGCGCAGCCGGGGGAACTGCGGTTCGATGCGGACGAGCTGCGCATGGTTTCCCAACAGGCGCAGAAGCTGCTGGCGGCGTACGAGAAGTCCTGCAAATGAGCATCGTCGACTACAAAGCTCCGCCGACGATAACGAAGTACATGCAGTCAAACGCGCGTATGCGGGTCATACGCGGCCCGTTTGGCTCGGGTAAATCCGTCGGCAGTATGGTTGAGATCGTGCGCCGTGCGACGATGCAGGCGCGCGACAAGAACGGGCTGCGCCGCTCGCGCTGGGCAGTCGTGCGGAACACGATGCCCATGCTACGAGACACAACACTCAAGACATTTTTCGACTGGTTTCCGAACGGTAGTTGCGGCTGGTGGAAAGAAACCGGCAAGACGTTCTATCTTGAGTTCGGCGACGTCCGTGCGGAGGTGCTGTTCCGCGCCCTCGACGACGCGGCGGACGTGAAGAACCTGCTGTCGCTCGAACTGACAGGCGCGTTCATCAACGAAGCCCGCGAGATTCCCCGCGAGATCGTCGAAGGTCTGCAGGGTCGTATCGACCGATTCCCTTCGCGCAAGGACGGCGGCGCCACATGGGCCGGCATCTGGGCTGACACGAACGCCCCGGAGGAGGGGAGCTACTGGTGGGCCATGATGGAGGGGCTCGACCCAACAACCGGACAGCCCCGTCCCAACGAGTGGGAATGCTTCACGCAGCCCCCGGGCATGCTCCGCATACCAAACAGCCGCGCAGCCAGGGGGTACGACCTCGTGCCCAACCCGCAGGCGGAGAACGTCGAGAACCTCGCGCCGGGGTACTACGAGAACCTGTGCAAGGACGCGAGCGACGAGTACATCAAGGTCTACGTGCTCAACGAGTACGGGTCGTCCAAGGCTGGGAAGCCGGTACATCCGATGTTCAAGCAGGACTGGCACGTGGCGAACGACATCCTCGTGCCCAACCCGAAGCAGCTACTGGTGATCAGCGCCGACTTCGGACTCACGCCGGCCATGACACTGAAGCAGCAGGACACTGCCGGGCGTGTGCTCACGCTCGATGAGATCGTGACCGAGGGCATGGGGCTCAAGCGCGCGATCGAGGAGCGGCTGAAACCGTTGCTGCGGAACAAGTACACCGACTTCAACATCCAGATCACCGGCGATCCGGCGGGGAACACGGCGTCGCAGACGGATGAGAAGAGCTGTGTGGACATTTTCAGGGCCGCCGGGTTCAAGCGGGTGCGCTTCGCGTACTCCAACAACCCCGTGCACCGGACGAACGCGACAGACACGTTCCTGAGCCGCATGACCGAGAGCGGTCCAGCGTATCTCGTGAGCCCGCAATGCGCCTACTTGATCCGGGGGATGAAGGGCGGGTATCACTACAAGGTGAATAAATTCGGGATCACCAGCGAGACGCCTGAGAAGAATATCTATTCGCATGTGTGCTTTGTGGCCGGCACGCCGGTGACAATGGCGGGGGGCGGGGAGAAACCGATCGAGGATATACAGGTTGGCGAGCTCGTCGCGACGCCACTCGGGCCGCAACGCGTGAAAGCTACGATGCATCGCGGGGCTGAAGTGATTACAGTGACGTTTTCTGACGGGCGTGCGCTAACTGGTACGCCTGAGCATCCGGTGTGGGAAGGCCAAAGATACCTCCCCATGGCGGACGTTGCTCGGATGCGGCTATCCGTGAAAGATGTGCGCGACCGAGCGGTGTGGGGGATTTCTGCTGAACCTGTGGGGGCCCCGCAAACCGTGTACAATATAGAAGTTGAAACCGCGCACTGCTACTACGCCAACGGAGTGCTCGTGAGCAACTGCGAAGCCGGACAGTACGCCGACATGTTCTTCGAGCGTGGCTTCGAGTCGGTTGACCGAGCCCAACAGCGCAAAGCGTACCTGCAGCAGGTGCAGAGCGGCGCCGGTATCTATTCAAGGAGAAGTTGATGCCCGACAACCAGACAGTCCCGGTCGTGGACGAAGCGGCGAAGAAAAAGCTCGGCGTGCGGCTGTACGCGTTGTTCGAGCAGTACAAGAAGGACCGCCGTGAGGCCGAGGAACAGTGGCTGAAGAACTTGCGGCAGTTCAAGGGCATCTATGACCCGGACGTCGAGAAGAAGATCCCGGCGGATCAAAGCCACGCGTACCCGAAGATCACCCGCACGAAGGTCATCGCCACGGTCGCCCGGCTGATGGAGATGCTGTTCCCCCAGACCGAGAAGAACTGGGGGATCGAGCCATCGCCGCTGCCCGACGTGAGCGAGGCCGATCTGCAGTCTATCCTCGACGAGTTGGCGGCACAGAATGAGGACCCGAACGCCGAGCTGAGTGAAGAGCAGATCGAGAAGGCGATCTCCGCATTTGCCAAGAAGCGCTCCGAACGAATGTCGAAGGAGATCGACGACCAGCTCGATGAGATCCACTACGTCGACATGGCCAGGCGGATCGTGTTCAGTGCGGTGCTGTACTCGCATGGCATTCTGTTCGGACCGATGGTGAAGACGCAGAAAGCCCGGACGTGGGCGCGCGACCCGTACACGGGCCGGTATAAGGCGACCACGATCGAGCGGCGCGTGCCGTACTACGAGGTGGGCTCCGTGTGGGACTGGTATCCTGACATGAGCGCGAAGCGGTTCGAGCAGATGGACGGCTCGTTCACGCGTGCGGTGCTGTCTCGGCTTGGTGTGTCGAAGCTGGCCAAGCGGCCTGATTTCGACGCGAAGGCGGTCAAGGAATATCTGCGGCAGAACACGACCGGTAACTACAAGGAGCTGCACTGGGAGACTGAGCTGCGGTCCAAGAAGTCCGACCGCGCGAACGTGTCGGACCTCAGCGGGCGGAAGTACGAAGCGTGGTCGTGGTGGGGTGTTGTCTCCGGCCACGAGCTTCGCGCGTGCGGGGTCGGCATCTCGGATGAAGAACTATCGCTCGAAGTCGAGGCGAATGTCTGGGGGCTCGGCGAGCATATCATCAAGGCGGTGGTCAACCCGTACGACGAGAAAATCCGCCCCGAGCACGTATTCGTGTACGAGGATGACGAGATCAATCTGCTCGGCAATGGCCTGCCGCCGGTCATGCGCGACAGCCAGATGGCCATCTGCGAAGCGTCCCGGATGCTGCTGGACAACGCCAGCGTGGTCTGCGGTGACATGGTGGAGATCAATACGTCGCTGCTGATGCCGGGGCAGAACCTTGACATCTACGCCCGGCGCGCATGGCTGCGCGAGGATGTGGGGATCGACGCCCAGATCCCGGCGGTGCGGTCGATCAAGATGGACTCGCACCTGCCAGAGCTGCAGTCGATCGTGCAGATGTTCCTGGGCTTCGCTGACACGGAGACGGCGTTGCCGCCGCCGGCCCTCGGCGACGTGACCAAGGGCGGGTCGGAGGCCATGAGGACGTCCGGGAACGCGTCGATGTTCCTGGGCGCGGCGGCGCTGCCCATCCGCGACACGGTGCGAAACTTCGACCGATTCACGACGAGTTTCATCTCCTCGCTCTACCATTGGAACATGCAGTTCAACACCAAGGAGAGCATCAAGGGGGATTATGCCGTGATCGCTCGGGGCTCGACCAGCCTGATCGCGAAAGAGGTTCGGTCGTACGCGCTCGACAGCTTCGCGTCCACACTGACGCCGGAGGATCGGGCTGAGTTGAAGACGCGTAAGCTGCTCGAAGAGCGGATGAAGGTGCGCGACCTGCCGCTCGACCTGCTCGAAGATCCGGAGGTCGTCGACCAACTGCGCAAGCAGCAGGCGGACGAGGCCAATCAAGACAAGGCTGCGCAGACCGAACTACTCGCGGCCGAGATCAAGAAGACGCTCGCCGAAGCGTTCAAGGATGTGTCCCTCGCTACCAAGGCGCAGGTCGGCGCCAGCGTGGACTCGTTCAATGCCACCGTGGAGGGGATAGCACGTGCAAAAGAAGCTGATCAAGCAGGAAGCGCAGGAACTGAAGAAGGCGGTGTTCCAAGCACAGCACGAGCCGGGGCTGCAGGCGCTGCTTCAACTGGCGGCGATTAACCGGGACACGGCGCTTGCTGCGTGGCGCCGCGCACGCGGAGACGACATGGTGCGTTTCCAAACCGAGTACAACGCCTACCAAGGCGTGATTGACATGATAACCAAACGGCCGTTCGAGTTCGACGGCGAATAAGGAGGGGGAGATGGCAACAGAGAATGAAGGTGTGGACGACTTCGCTGCGGCGTTTGCCGAGGCGGTCAAGGTAGTGGAGACTCCGGACGCTGCGACGGCTGCTGCGGCCCAGGCTGCGGAGATGGGGACGGACGAGCCAGCCGCCGACGACAAGCCTGCCGAGGAGAAGCCTGCCGCCGCTGCGGAAGAGAAGCCTGCCGAGGAGAAGCCTGCCGAGGAGAAGCCTGCCGCCGC